GCTGCCACCGGGGCGGTCACGAATACCCGGCTGTTCGTCTCGACGCCGAAAGGCGAGGGCAATGCTTTCGCCGACGTTGCAAGGAACGACCACATACCGAAGCTGACGTTTGGCTGGTGGCTCGACCCCAGAAAGAACGACGGCTTGTCGAAGACCGCTGAGGGCAAGTGGACAAGTCCGTGGTACGAGCTTCAATGCCAGAGGGCATCGAACCGCATCGAGATCGCTCAGGAACTCGACATTGACTACAGTGGTTCAGACTACTCGTACTTCGACCCGGACTCCATCAGCAAATACGCTCGAGAGGTGTGCCGGAACCCCGACGAGGTCGGAGAGCTTGTCTACGACCACAACCTCCAACCGCTCGGGTTCTCGAAGGGCCGCAGCGGGCGACTCAGCCTGTGGGGGATTCCGAGAGAGGATACGTCATACATCATTGGCGTTGACATTGCGACAGGGACCGGCAGTTCCAACTCGGTGATGTCAGTGGTGGACAAGAAGCGACTCACGAAGGTCGCCTGCTTTGTAGATGCCAACACCCGACCCGACGAACTCGCCCGGTACGCTGTGGCCCTAGGGCGACACTTCCGGGGGAACCAGAGGGAGGCTTATATCATCTACGAGGCTAATGGTCCGGGCAGGGTGTTCGGTGATGTCATCGAAGAGTATGGCTACTCGAACATCTACTTCCGGCAGACTGAGTCCAGACCCGGAAAGCCTCCGACCAAGACGCCGGGATGGTATGCCACAAAAGAGTCCAAGCAGTCGCTGTTCGGTTCCTACAGGGCAGCGTTGCACAACAGGACTTTCGAAAACCCGTGCCGTGACGCGATTGAGGAGTGCCGACAGATCATCTTCGTTACTGGATCTGGGATTGATCACGCTCGAGGACATCGCTCGCCAGATCCCAGCGGCGCTCGAGAAAATCATGCAGACAGACCTACCGCTGACGCTCTGGCGTGGCGAGGAGTCGAGAGCAGTGGCGGCAAAAAGAAGGTCCAGACGAAACAACAACAAGTGATCCTCTCAGGCTCGTTCGCTGACAGGCGAAGAAGACGGAAAGAGTCGGATAGGGAAAGGAATCGGGATAGGCTATGGCGATGAGTGACGGCGCCTCAAAGATGTTGAAGCGACTGAACGCTTCGTATGTCTGGTCTCAAGAGAGGCTAAGACCATTCAGAGACCAGCGAGTCAGAATGCTGCAAGAGATCTCAGGCTCCCGCTACGGAGAGAATCGACTCCAGCGAGAGGTTCCGGTCAACTTGCTGGATCTGGCGGCATCCATCTACCAGAGGCAGCTCGCCGCCGCCGATCCCCGCCTGCTCGTGACAACCAACATTTCGAAGCTCAACCCATCGGCCTACGAGTTCGAGATCAGGATGAACCAGCTCCTCGAAGAAATCGTCTGGTCAATGACGCAGCGTGTTGCCACATACGACTCCCTGTTCGGCCTCGGGGTCGTGAAGTGCGGCATCACCTCGAGCAAGGCAGACGAACTCGAGGGCTTCCTGTACGACGCGGGGCAGCCCTACGCCACCCACGTTCAGCTCGACGACTTCTCAGTGGACATGGCCGCACAGTCGTGGAATGAAGTGCAGTGGATGGGGAACTGCTACAGGCTTCCCATCGACCGCATGGAAGACTCGGGACTGTACGACAGCGGCGTCATGAAGCTGATCAAGGACAACGCCTACGAGCGTCGTTCAGACGAACGTGCAGAGTATCTCTCGTCTGGCAGCTACGTGCCAGAGCGACTCGAGGATGTGGCTATGGTGTGGGACATCTGGCTGCCCAGAGACAACAAGGTACTAACACTTGCATCCGATGGGTATGAATTCATTGGTGGAAAGCCCCTGAGAGAAATCGAGTGGGAGGGAGCCGAACAAGGTCCGTTCCACGTACTGGCACTGAACACCATTCCGGGCAACCTGATGCCGTCTCCGCCGATGGATACGATCTACGATCTCCACATGGCACAGAACTCCGCTGTACGGAAACTGATTCGGCAGCAGGACCGGCAGAAGACTGTAACTGCGTACCGGGGCGAAGCCGTCAAGGACGGCGAGAACCTACAGGGCGCGAGTGACGGCGATGTCATCCAGATGAATCAGCCAGACAGTATTGTTCAATACTCTTCGGGCGGGATTGACCAGCAGAGTCTGGGTTTCCTGCATTCGTTGAGAGACATGTCGAACTACTACGCTGGCAACTTGGACTCCATGGGAGGACTTGGAGCCTCGAGTCCGACAGCAACACAGGACCAGATGATGCAGGACACTGCATCTCAGAGGATTCGCGACTATCAAGGTCGGGTGTCTGAGTGGACTCGAGGGATCATGCGAGCGCTCGGGCGTTATGTGTGGGAGAACCCGTCAGATTCCACCGAACTGTCAATGAAGATCCCCGGCAGCGACGGCAGGTCCATGCAGTTCAAGTTCAACAGTGGACCCAACAAGGACTTCCCAAAGTACAGTTTAAAGATCGACCCCTATTCACTCACTGACATCACACCGGCGCAGAGAGCTGCCCGTATCGAGAAGATCGTCGCAGAGCTTCTGATCCCACTGCAACCGCAGATGGAGCAGCAGGGGCTTCAGATCGATGTCAAGAACCTCATCCAGAACCTCGGGCGATACTCGCAGGTTAACGAGCTGGGCAACATTGTGACCGAAGCTGAGCAGGGGCCGATTGGCACATACGGCGACACCGGAGGCGGAACCCAGAAGCCAAACAGGCCCGTCAACACCAAGCACACTTCAGAGCGAACGACCGCTCCGGGGCCAACAAGGGCCGGTGAAGACCAGACCATTGCGTCGGTCTTGGGTGGGCGGGGAGAGCAGGGTGCATCCGGTGTCCAAGCACCAATGGTTGGAGGATCGTGATTTGCCGACATACCTGTTTCGCAATTACCACACTGGCGAGCCGATCGAGATCACATGTTCCATGAAGGAACTGGCGAGTAGCAAGCCTGATCCTGCCGTCTGGTACAGAGACTGGGCGGGAGAGCAATGCTCCGGCGCACCCACAGGGGATACATGGCCTCTGAAGTCTGATGGAGCAGGATGTTCTCCTGATCAGATCCCCGAGATGCAGAAGCATCTTGCCAGCAGGGGCGTGAACACCGAGTACGACAAGAAGACCGGACAAGCAATCTTTCGCTCTCGAGGGCATCGAAACTCGCACCTAAAGGCGATGGGCATGCACGATCGAGCTGGCGGATACGGAGATCACACAGGTGGGTGAATACATCATGTGGTCGGGCGTCTTCGTGGCTGTGTCGGTCTTTGCGATTGCATACCTTTTAATCGTAGTCAACCCAGAGGATCTTGACGAATGACTGACCAGAACGAACAAAGTTACGCCGAAGCCGTTGCAGAAGAATTGGAGCTGCGAGAAACCCTACCAACTGACGAGAACATGAAAGCGGCCATTGAGGCTGCCAACTCACTCGACTTTGATGATCCGGTTTCCGCCGTCTCTTCTGCGACAGGTACAACGGAAGCTGACCGTGAGGACGATGTAGATCCGGGCAGCACGAACGATACTACGCCGGTGGCTGAAGTAACAGCCACTGATGAAACGGAACCCGCGCCCGCAGCGGACAAAGCGGATGAATCCACCGCTCCGGCGGATTTTTCAGAGGATGTCAAGGTGTTCCAAGCGTTGCTTGCGGACTCTGACGTAGAAGACCTGTTTGATCCCGAGGTGCTTTCGGTTATGCGAAAGGTCTCCTCAAGACTCGAGCAAGTGGAAGCCGAGCTGGTTGATACTAAGTCCCAGCTAGGTGGCGCACAGATCGAGGTATGGTCGGCGTCAAATGGTGCATCTAAGTTGATGCACAACGCCGACAATCGTCAAGCGTTGCAAGCTGAAGTTGATGTACTGAAAGCTGGCTACGCTGCAACCGGAAGGCCGGTCCCTCCAGCCAACGAGCTATTCGCTCGAGCAATGAAGGCAGCCTTTCCAGACCATTCACACGAAATGCAGCCGAGCGGTTCTGTGGCTGCCCGACGATCTCAGTTCACTTCACCCCCGGACGGGGGTAGGACCGACAGTACCGGAAGCATGACTCCAGAGGAGCGTGCAACACGGCGTGTCGCGGAGATGTTGGGCCAGCTATAGCCCTCGGAGATTGGATAGATACTGATGGCTACTTTGCAAGCCGTTGACATTGGTGACCTTGTCACCGCAACACAGAAAGAACTCGGTCGGATGAAGTGGAGCGATATCGCTTCCGACCTTCAGGACCATATCGCAATGAGCCAGCTTCTCAAGTCTGAGAAGGTTGAGTTCGGATCAGGTTACGAGATTCAGTGGAATCTGATGAACAACCACAGCGGAGCCGCCGCCAACGTCGGCCTGTATGAGGTTGACAACGTGAACGTCAGCGATGTGCTGACGACCGCGACCATCCCGTGGCGTCACACGACGACCAATTACGCCTTCGAGCGTCGGGAACTCGCCATGAACCGCGAGCCTGCACGGATCGTTGAGCTGATCAAGGCTCGCCGTGCTGATGCAATGGTCTCTCTCGCTGAGAAGATGGAAACGAACTTCTGGTCGAAGCCGACTTCAAGCACTGATACGACTCGCCCGTTCGGAGTTCCGTATTGGCTGCCGACTCCGGCATCCGGTTCCGAAGGTTTCCAGACCACGACCGCAGGGAACCCGTGGGCAGACAGCAATGGTGCTGCCAGCATCGACGTTTCTGACGGGGCCGCAAACGGTCGCTGGGCGCCTTATGGTGCCGACTACGCGGCAGTCACGAAGGACGATCTCGTGAAGAAGTGGCGCAAGGCGTTCACGTTCACGGGCTTCAAGTCCCCGGTTCCGAACCCCAGCTACGATCGCGGTAGCCGACGCTTCGGGTTCTACACCAACTACAATGTTCTTGGGACTCTCGAGCAGATGCTCGAGGCTCAGAACGACAACCTTGGTAACGATCTCGCCAGCAAGGACGGCTCGACGCTGTTCCGTGGCGTCCCGGTTACTTGGGTTCCGTACATGGAAGACTCGAACTTCGACAGCGATTACAGCAGCCCGGTGTTTGGCATTGACTGGTCAGTGTTCTACCCGTGCTTCCTGAAGGGTGAGTATATGCGCGAGGAGTCTCCTGAGAAGGCGGCAAACCAGCACACTACTTTCCAAGTCCACATCGACTGCACGTACAACTTCAAGTGCGTGAACCGTCGCCGCCTGTTTGTTCTCGATCAGGTGTAATTCTTGTTCTGCAAGTGGGGGGGTCACAGTGACCCCCCTTACTTTGCCTCTGAATGCAGCCACCGGCTGCTCCAAACCTAGCGGGGTAATAGGTTCCCGCAATTCATAGGAGGTTGGCGCAATGCCTACCTACACACAGTATCGAGATCCCACCGACACAACGCGGGGTCCAAGTCCCATCATCTGGGCGGATTGCCCCACGCTCGAGATGCTTCATGATCCGGGCGTTGGCTACCACTTCTTCGACGACTTCATCAGTTGTCCCAAGACTGATGCTGGCCTGTTCGAGGGTGCGGGAGAGTCTCCCGGTCAGGGTGGCTACCAGTTCTACGGTACCACTGGGGTGGTTATGTCCGCAGACACGGCGGCTACAGAGCCGGGTAGTGTCGGAGGCATCCTTGCCGTTACTGGCAACGATGCGGACAATGACGAGGGTGTCATTTCAGGCGGCTCCCCTGCGTTCATCATTTCCGACACTGCCGCCTACAGTCGCAAGCTCTGGTTCGAGGCCCGCGTCAACAAGGCGAGCATCGCCAACGACGCCCTCGCAGTGTTTGTCGGCCTCGGCTGGGACGATGACTCACAGGTATCTGTTGCGAAGACTCTTTGTCTCACCGACAATGCTGGCGCACTCGGAGCCTTCTCGTTCATCGGCTTCCACATTGACCAAGCTGACGGTGATGCTTGGAACTTCGTTTACAAGGCCGAGGGACAGGCTGAGACCGAGCTGATCTCTGGAGTGGCTGTCCCCGTGGCAGACACCTACCAGAAGCTCGGCTTCGTCTTCGACCCCGACGCCCCGTCCGATCAGCGGATCACGGTCTATGTCGATGGCGTAGCGAACGCCACCTATGGCACAGCCACCAATATCGCTGCCGCAACCTTCCCAGACGCCGAGGCTATGGCCCCCGTGTACTGCGCCAAGGTTGGCACCGGAAGCGCTGCCGTCATCGGTCGCATGGACTGGTGGAGATGCGCGCAGCTGGCATCCGCAACCTGATCTCTCTCTGGCTGAGTGGCTGGGGAACTGTGAGGCTCGCTTCTAGGTTCCCCAGCTGCTTGGCTTTTACTAAGGCATTCCTCAAGAAGGAAGTTGGATATGAACGCAGACGCAGCATTGAGACTCATTCAGTCTCCTCACAACTATGAAGCCAATGGGCTGAAGCTCATTGACATTCAGGGTACGCTGGACACGACCAGCATTGGCTCGCTCATCAGTATTGGCAGCGGCCTTCCTGATGGTGACAATGACGGCCTGATCTACATCCGAACCGATGGTACGGCTGAAGACACCCGCCTCTATCTCCGTGGCGATCCTGCCGCGAGTGACTGGGAGCCGGTTCTTGGCGGAACGTAACCTGATTGACCCTTGGCTGTAGATGGCTCGCTACCGCACCATGGCCTCCCCCCATTCGTGGGGGTGAGGCCCGTGTGGTAGCAACGGGAATAACCTCATGAGAGTCCTAGTGGTAGGCGATCTTCACGCACCGGGAATCCATAAAGGTTACTTGGGTCACTGCAAGAAGATTCACAAGAAGTACAACTGCAACCGGGTTGTATTCATCGGCGACATAGCCGATATGAACGCCGTCACATTCCACCAGAGACACCCTGACGACATCAACGCAACAGCTGAATACAAGGCGATGAAGCGACAGCTCGCACCATGGGTAAAGGCTTTTCCAAAGTCCACCGTGGTGCTAGGCAACCATGACCTGCGGGTTAGGAGAGTAGCCGCTGGAGCTGGAATACCTGAGTGTTACTTGGCTGGCTTTACTGACTGGATGCCTGCTCTCGACGACATTTCGCACAAGTGGACCTTCGTAGAGTCTGTCACCATTGACGGCGTGCTTTACATCCACGGCCACAAGGGAGGCTCGAGCGGGGTGAATCCAGCCTTCAACAAGTCAATGAAGAGGCAGATCTCTGTGGTTCAGGGTCATCTGCACACAAGGTTCGGTATCGAATACTGGGCCGGGAAGAACAGGAAAGCCCTGTTCGGGATGCAGGTAGGATCGGGCATCGAGAAGACCCACCCCTGTTTCGGGTATGCCAAGGACAACGATATTGACCCGCTGCTCGGTTGCGGCGCGGTCATTAACGGAACTCCACACTTGGAACCCTTCACGGTTCCCGCATAGAAGAAGTACAAGGATTAGTCATGAGCAACCGCCTTCGCAGGAAAGCCGTCCGCAGGAAGAAGGAGAAGGCTTGGCGGGACAAGCGGCGACCCGCCGGGAAGTTCTGTCTCCATATCCCCAGCGATGTGAGGCTAGTTGGGATTTCATCGTGGCAGCCGGTTGCCCCCGAAGAGGATTGACCCATGACACCGGAAATGATTTTCACATCGTTAGCCCTTGGGTTGGAGCTGCTGATTACAGTGGTGATCGTAGTCTGGATCCTGGGGAAGATAAGTGCAAGTGTTACGGTACTGAACTCTCAGTTAGAAATGCTTTCAAAGAGCATTGACGAGCTGAGGAACGAACTACGCAAAGAGTCTGAGAGAGGCGATCAGCATTCTTACCGAATTGGACGCCTCGAGGGGAAAGCCTCCAATGGTTAAGAAGTTTGCGATCGTCTATGCTGCTGTAATGCTATCCATCATCGGCTTCGGATGTGCAATGACCCCGGACGCTGCCGAGCAGCTGGCCGGACAAGCCAACTCGGCCAACAACAGTATCGGAGTCATCTCCGAGGAGATCGCCGGTCTTCGTGCGGACCTCGAGGCGTTGAACGCTGAGGATCCAGAAGCAGCCGACGCCGCCGCTGCCCTGATCGATCTTATCGACAGCAAGGCTGACGAGATCGAACGGTGGCAGGGTGTTCTCGACGACGCGACAGCCAAGCTGGCGCAGGCTGAGGACGGCTGGGATCTTGCCGAGATTATCATGGGCGTAGGGGCAGGGTTGTTCCCACCCCTCGCGGTTGGGGTTCCCATTCTGCAACGCAGTCGTCGTGCCTTTGAAGGCGTGATCGCAAGCGTTGCGGCAGGCGGCGGCCCCAAGGATGCACAGGCTGTGAGGGATGCAATGGCGCATTACCCCGGCCTCAAAGAACGAGTAACCAACACCCGAGTCAAGCTGGGTGATAAGGTCCGAGTGGCCGTGAAACCGGAGACAGACTGATGGCAGCGACAGGCGTCAAATATCTTGCAATCGCCCACGACGGAAACGGCGCGACAGGAACTAACACTCTCGTAGCCGCTCCGTCTACGGGGCAGCGAATCGCCGTCCTTGGATGGTGTTTCACGGAGACTGCTCACGGTGCGGCCTTTTTCACCCTCCAAGACACCGGGGGTGCTGTCAAGCATACAGGGGTCATGGCCCTTGACCCAAACGGTGGCAACCTTGTCTTTCCCCCAGTGAGATCAATAGGCAGCGGGGGAACAGGCTACTTTCTCGTAACGGCTGGCACCGGGCTTGATGTAGTTGTTGGAACCGGCGACATTTCGGGCTGGTTGATCTACGAGGTGATCTAATGAGCAACCCTACCCTCGGTGCTTCATACGACGATATTGCCAGAGAGATTGGCTGGTTCATGGGCTTCGGTACCGACCCAAGTGGCTGGGGTGACCCAAACTCGCCTAGCAGCGAATATGCTGACATCGACACGATCATACAGCGCGGCTACAGACAGTTCCTGAACCCTCCGGCTCTTGCTGGTGAAACGAAGTCGCACAGCTGGTCTTTCCTGCTCGGTCTAGGGACCATGGTGACATGGAAGGACAAGACCGGGACCGTCAGCGGGGGCGGGAAGACGTACATCGCTCCACGGACCACGATCAACGCAACGGCTTCGGTTTTCTACCAGTCGATGGAAGGTGCAACCATCACGTTCTCGGGCGGTGATAGCGGTGACATTCACGGGTTCGTCGATGACGACACAATCACCGTTGGTGGAGACAATGGTGACGCTGGCGAGACCTTCACGGTCTCCTCGTCGCCGGACGGCGTCTACACGCTGCCCGACGACTTCGGTGGACTGTACGGTGACATGACGTTTACCGCTACCACGACCTTCAACCCGTCCGTGAGAGAGATTGCGGAGCCGCAGTTGAGGGTGATGGAACAGTCGGCCACGACCAACGCCCGACCGCAATACTGTGCCGTCTACCCAGAGCCAGCCGTAGACTCCAGCTACAGTGTCGCTGACGAGACACGGCGGTACCCCGACCAGACACGCTGGCGAGTCCGGGTGTGGCCCACTCCTGATCAGGAGTACACGCTGACGTACAGGTATCACAAGCTCCAGAGGAGACTCTCGAGTAACACCAGCATCGGCTCTATCAGCCTGTCCACCGTGACCGCCACCGACTTTTCCGTTGAGTCGTCTGGCGTTTCAGCAAACAGGACGACCTACACTTCAGACGCGCAAGACCTGACTGTCTTTACGGCTGGAACAAAGGTGACTATTTCGGGATTCACTAGCTCAGGCAATAACGGTACGTTCATGGTAATTTCCACCGCTGATCCCGGCGGCGGCGCTAATGATACGATTACAGTGGCTAACCCTAACGGGGTGGCAGAGATTCAAGGCGACAGTGTTACCATCTCCGAAGAGGTTCCAATCGTCAATCCCTACCCCGAGGGCGGCGCTGCCATGTCCGAATGCATCATCTCGTCCTGCTTGGCAGTGGCCGAAGAGAAGCTGGCAATCCGAGACGCGAACAAGCGTCAGCAATTCATGCAGATTCTGCAAGCTGCCGTTACTCACGACCGCACACTCATGACCCCGAAGTCACTTGGTTACAACGGAGACAGTAGCGACGGGGTAAAGTTCTACAACCGAGACCTCCAGAACGTCACCTTCGGTGGAGTACAGTACCCCTAAGGAGGGTAGACAATGGCTACGACTGGACTTGCTAGACCTGCTCACGGCACCGCCGTAATCACACAGACCGGCGGAAGCCGCAACGAGATCTCGATCACCGGCAACAGCCTTCCGGTTAAGGTCACGAGTGTCACAATTCGCAATTCCGCACCGCTGATCGAGACGACCGGAGACTCGGACACCTCCCCAACTTTCGAGAATGCCGGGCTGATCTACACCACGATTCAGATGTCGGGTGCTGCTCCAGCGGACAACCTGCCTAACATCGCTGACATGAAGACGACACTTGCCACAGCGAACATTGAGACCCAGCCGTACTACGAGCTTGTTATCAAGCTGGCGAGTGGTATGACTTGGACGGCGAGCAGGGTTATGCTCGAGTCCATGGAGCATCGCTGGAGCGGCAACGCAGCCTACATCGGCGTTGCCTTCGGCTTCAAGTGTACTGACACTGACATCACCGTGACATAACAGGGAGCGGCCTACATGGCAAAACGATGGCAAGAGCGTGCAAACGAACGACGCGATGCTCACAAGAAGGCGGGAGATCTCGACATCGGGGAAGGCTCTGACATCCCCAGCTTCATGCCAGTTGACAGCGGCAGGGGACAGGTGTGGAGAGGTGAAGGCGATCCCCGCAACGACCCACTGTTCCGTGGGGGAGATGGCATGGGTGGGGCAAGAAGTCGTCCCGCACAGAGCGAGGCCGAGCCGCCAGAACAAGAGAAGGTCAAGAAGGAGGATGTGGAAAGGATTGTTGAAGCCATCGAAATGCTTCCCACACTGATCGCAGAAGCGTTGGGGGTTAGCTAGTGGCTACAAGCATCACCGTCAAGAAGAACCTCCATGGCTCCACGGTCTCCAGATCGTTTGACGACATCTTCAAAGACACGGCAACTACCAGACTGTGGGTAACCGAGCCAAGCGGCAACACAGAGCTGAACAAGGAGAGTGGTGGCCTCGAGGCTGCAATCGCAGCAGCGGAAAACGAGGTGACTCTGGTACACGAGTCATACGAGATTCCGCTGTCAAAGATGACTGCGCGTCGGCATGGCCCACACAAGATCGAGGTCACAGCTCATTACAAACGAACTCCTTTCAACTTCGATCTTCCGCAGGACACTTGGGAGGACTTAGCACAGACCGAGACGGCCTACGAACATGCCGAGGTTCACAAGTCACTAGCCAAGCCCGGAGACGTTGACGGGGATCCAGCTCACTTCGACGACTACGGCCTTCCAGACGGTGAGCCTTTGTGGAACAACTCGTTCGAGTACCCCAAGTCGTGGGAGTACAAGGTTGGTGTGACAAAAATCAACATCCCGATGTTGCTTCCGGATAACCCGTTCTACATCCTGACGGATCTGATCGGGACGATCAACAAGGATGAGGAGACCCTCGGCTTGGTGGTGTTCGGGCCATCGACCATTCGGTTCGAGACCGTGGATGTCACTCGTGTTGCCTACACCGACTCGTCTGGGAATACGTCGTTCCAGTACCAGTGCATGTTTCAGTTCGTCGCTAGGAACCCCGGACATTACCACCACACAGCCGTGAAGACCGAGGCTGGCGACCAGTGGGTCATCAATTCAACGAAGGCGTACAAAGAAACTGGAGGTTGGGCTGCAAGGTTCGACTTCTTTTAGTTGAGAAACTATCATGCCAAAGAACCTATTCGACGGCCTGAGTCCGTTCTCTAATGAGTATCGCAGTCTCCTGTCGAAGATGCACGAAGCCATTGGCCGATTCCTCCAGATCGAGGAGCCTCTCAGCAGGCGTATCGTTCGAAGCCGGTCACTCGGTGACAGTGCTGCCCCCTCCAAGGCTCAGCTGGCGGTGATCACCGATATCGAGCAGGAGTCTGGTGCCGGGAACATCTGGAAGTACAAGATCAATCTCGGCAACCTAGCCCCCGGAGTCGTTGACATGTGGACCTTCGACGAGGAGGTCGAGGGCGAGGCGGAACGATACGCCTACAACCTTGTCGAACACTGCGGGCCTGATCGGCACAACGGCGACTCAAAGCATCTCGCGTTCGGCTACAATGTCCCGAAGGTACAGTACATCAACGAACTGTTCGACGAGGGCAAGGTGGCTACATTCAATGTTGACCCGATCGGCACTGGCTCATACATCATGGTGTGGCCTGCGGTTCACGAAGGGGAAGGCGACTTCTACTGGTTCCAAGCCCAGAACTGGGTCGAGTGGTCTGTTCGCTGTCTGCCCGACAACGAGCCGCCACCGGGACCGGGAACGGGGTTCCGATAATGAACTCAAACGTCCACATCGCCCCAATGAACGGATGCTGCAAGTGCAGGGAAGGGTGCGCCGTGTACTGGTTCGTTGCCTGCGACGACGTTGTTCCACCAGAGCCTGCATCACCGTACAGCTGTCACGGCAACTGGCCTCTCATCCCCGGCCCGCCAAAGGTGATCAAGCTGACGTACTGCATCCCGTGGGAGAGCTTGGCCTGTACAGGACAACACTCGGAACCATTCGATCCAGAGGACGTTGGCCTGACCTTCAAGTTCTGGACCGACAGCGGGGCGCACCAAGACTGTAGCTCTCCCAGCCTCGACCGCTGGGTATGTGCCACGTTCGTTGGTATGACGGGTGGCTCATTCGACCCGAGTGTCATCCCAGAGGGCGCTCTCACCTTCGACTACTACATCGGCACCTCGGAGCAGGGCCAACTGTATCTGCCACCAGAGGACGGCTTCGCATGGTTCAGGGAGGTTGAAGGCCCGTACAGCCAGTGCCTCGACTGCTGCCCCAACACGCAAGGTGCCTGCTGCTACGCTCCGTTCAACTGTGTTGACGGCGTCGAGCCGGAGGACTGCACAGGAGAGTTCTATCCTGACACGCTATGCGAGTCTGTCTACACGATCCCAGAGTCTGCCTGCTTTGACTGTGTCCAGTGCGACGAGAACCTGTGCGAAGAGTATGCACAGACAGCACTGATCATCGACTTACCGGCAGTACCGCTTGAGATCCCGCCCGACCCGTCAATCGACTGCTGCGACACTAGCCTACCAGCCTGTAGCTGGCTCTGCGAAAAGGAGAACGGCTCCTGCATTTGGACGCCACGACCAGACCAGTACAACGACACCGACTGCTATGACTACAACGGCGACTTTGTTGGACCTCTAGACTGCGAATGCAATGTCGTCTGCTCTCAGGCCAATCTCGGCACATGGAGGAACGTTAAACTCATGTGTCCCGCTCCAGCAGGCCAGTTCCCTCCTGAAGCTTGTGTTGATGGCACGCCGCCACCGGGCTGCGAATACGTGAAGCCTTGGGTGATACGTGCCATGCTCGACAGTGTACAAGAGTCCTTCGAGATATTCTGGCGGCAGGAAGGCGACAGCCTCACGCCTCACGGCAACTATGTGTACTGTGGCAACAACGCCGTCCAGCCCGACAACGGGTTCTGTAACATCGACTTCACCAACATGCCGAACATCACTGTATGAAGATACCCGAGAACAACGCACCATGCTCTCACATGAAGAACAACAACTGCCAGCTAGGCGAGTTCGGTGGCCGTCCATCACAGGCCGTGTGCATCCGAGCGTGCAAGAAGTTCGAGTTGGACAGGTCTAGGCTATGGACTCTTGTTCAACCGACCATCAGCGATCCACCTCGTGAGCGACGAAAGCTGACCCTACGTCACCGCTGGGTAAACGCGAAGACAATCATGGGCAAGAGTCACTGCACAACGTGTGGCGACAAGGCCAAGCTGCATGTGTGGCTCGGCATCAAGTGGATTGGGTACCCGTACCCTAGACGAATTCTCGACCAGTCGTTCGACCACCCCGGTTGCGGCTGCGTCCTAAAACTGAAGAGACTTCAGCAGGCTGTGAAGATGCTGCTGGTTGGGAGGCGATAATGCCAAGAGAACAAGGCGGCAAGCTGCAACTGGTGTCAGACCGCAGCATGCCCGAAGCCCCACTTGGCCGCAGTGCCACGAGGCTGAATGTTCAGAACAGCGTGACTACGTGGGGAGATGCCGTGGTAGAGCTTGAGTGGTCGGTTGATACTGACGACAACACCGAGCATTGGGCGAGCTTCAATCCTACGATCACGTTCAGCAGCAGCAACCCGTCGCAGCAGCGTATCCCGGTGGCAGGTGTGGATAAAGTCCGTCTCAAGACAACCACCGCCGACTCGACAGCCAGTACGGATGCTCGTTACTTCATGATGGCGTTCTAGTATGTCGCAGTACGACCAACAGAAGATCGTCTACGGGCCAATCAGACCTGACCACTGGGATGGTGCAGTGGCCGAAGGTCAGGGTGCCATCGACGAACTCGCTGCACGACATCGTGGCTTTCATGCAAGGTGTACGTCAGACACGACCATTGTCGGAACGACACAGATGCCGCTTACTCAAGAGGTGAACAACGAAACCGACTACTACAGCCTGTCCGGCGACACTGTAACAGTAAACAAGGATGGCATGTACCGGATCGATGTTGACGTTTCCGTGGGAACAGTCGTTTCATCCGGCAGCTCTGTCTCAAGCATTCACATTTACAAGAACGGGGATCCACTGGCATACGCCAGCACATTCCTGTCAACAGGGTTTTAACCATGCTACTCTCTGAACAGGAACGGGACAATCTTTCACAGGACTATATGCGGACGACTAGCCGTCTACACAGTGATCTAGGTATCTGTCTTAAGGCCGACATTCGTGCGGCGATCGACGCCCTTGACTCCTACATTGACGGCGAAGCGTCGTCAATCGACGCCAGTCTCCCCGCCACATTCCGAAACGAAGCCGGTGACAGCGAGAAGAGTCTGCTTCTCCAGATGCTGACAGCTACTCGTTACACGGTTGGAGCATAGCGATGGCTAGTGGAGAAACCCTTCTCGTATTCACACCGCACATGAACGAGCCGCCAAGCTCAAACGGTGCGACGATAGACTATCGGAATCAGCACCCCGTGCTTGACTTTGACGCAAGCACCAACGAGTCCGCAGTGTTCACGGGTGTAATGCCACGGCACTATTCTGGGACTACTGGTGTAACCGTGTACATCCACTATGCAATGAGCAGCGCAACCAGCGGCGACATCGACTGGGACGTTTCATGGGAGCGTATTGGTGATCAGCAGCTCGACATCGACAGCGACAGCTTCGCTTCTGTCAACTCAGTTGATAACACCACCGTACCCGGCACTTCCGGAAATGTTGACATAGTCAGCGTTGCCTTCACTGACGGCGCGGACATGGACAGCTGTGCCGTAGGCGAGAGTTTCAGGCTCAAGCTGACTCGAGACGCTTCATCTGATTCGGCAAGTGGAGATGCGGAGTTGGTGGCTGTCGAGGTTAAGGAGACTTGATCCGTGGCAAGGCAGTTCACAAAATCATCGGGCATGTATCTGGAAAGCGAAGGCGGCATGACCGCGATCTCCGCTTGGCCGGTTTCGTTTGTCATTTGGTATTACCCCGACGACATATCATCGAACCAGAACATCTTCCGGGTCTATGAGAACGGGACTGCCGCCAATGCACTAACATTCCAGTTGAGATCAAGCGGCGTACTTCGAGCCAATCTAATGGTGTCGGGGGCTTCCACAGTGAATGATCAGACCTCAAGCCGACATACGGCTGGGAGCTGGGCGTGCTATGGAGCGAGATTCACCTCGTCCGAGGTCGAAGTGTATATGAACGGTTCGGGGACGGGGTCAGCAACATCCCATTCCGCCTCAGCCGATACATGGGACTCGGTTGTGATAGGAGCCACCGAATCGGGCGCGACAGAGGCAGATGGCAGGCTGGCGAGAGCATGCGTATGGTCTGTCGAGCTTTCTGACACAGACTTCTCCTCTCTCGCGGACGGATGTGACCCAAGGCTGATCAAGCCCGAGAGTCTCCATTTCTGGTGGGAAGGGCATGAGGTAAGCGGCAACGGTCTTGACTGGAAGGGTGGAGTGGTCCTGACCGACAACAACAGTGTCGGTGACGCCGACCATCCCCCCAATCTCTCGATGTCGTACTCTCGACAATTCGTTTCCTCTCCGGAAATCTGGGCCATATACCAGTCTTCAAGCATAAGCAAACTAATTGAACTCACTGCCGGTGATACGCTCGCCGTATTCGGCAAGCACAGGAGCGGCTCGTCAGCGAATTTTCTTGCTGACGGTTCCCGCATTACAATCACCGGGCCACTAGGAGGCTAAAGATGGCAACTGGAACTTGGATTGGCGGTGCCAGCGTGGCGCAGCAGATTTCAACAATCACCCTCGGCGGAACATGGAATGACAGTGAGAGCGATGTTGCCGTCACCCTGACGGACGAGGTTGGCGCAAGCCACACTGTAAACGTCACCCCTTCGGGAACAGACAAGAACACTATCGCTGCGGCAATCCAGTCCGCACTTGACTCATCAACCAACGTGGAGTTTGTAAAGGTCACTTGGACGGTTGACAGTGCTGTCGTTACAGGCACAGCCAAGGTTGCTGGACGACCGTTCTATCCAGCATGCGTCGTCACCGGCGGGTCAGGCACTGAGACAGTTGCCACCTCGACAGCGAACAGTTCTCCACACGACTTCAACGCTACAGCCAACTGGCAGAGCGGGACAGTTGCAAGCACGACTGGGGCCGTCTACTTTGTTTCGGGCGACGACGACATCATCTACGGCTTGCAGCAGACTCTGCTCCACCCAACGACATTCCATGTCGGCCCCGGATTCAATGGCGGGATCGGCGACCATGACAACGGGTACTACCTCACCCTGAAGACGACAGCAGGATCCAACGACATCACCGACATGAGGCTGGATGTTAAGGGTCGGGTATACATCAAGGGTGACATCGAGACCTGCTTCATCAAGGGCTGTCCATCTGGCGACAATCGAATCAACCTCGATTGTAATGCACTGGACAGCGGCAACTCCACGGTTCTTGTTACCGGCAATACATGTCGCGGAGAAATCTCATTCAAGAACAGCAGCGTGTTGCACACCCTCCGCATCTGCGGAGCGCCTCGCTGCACCGTGACTCTGGGGACGGGGCTAAGCTCGCTCGACACTATTGAGATGGACAGCGGCTTGGTCTACTGCTCCTCGGCGGTGGCTACAGCTATCAACGTGTCTGGTGGGACGTACTATCAGCTCGAGGGCGCAAACTCCACTGCTGCTAATGTCCGGCGTGACGGCACCCTGAACTGGGAGTCCATCGGAGACCCCGGAACATTCAACCTGTTCAACGGCACAATCAACATGGGCAAGTCTCTTGCTGGCAACACCTCGGTACAGGTCGCCCTGAACATGTACAACGGGCTGTACACGGAGGCGAGTTCTGGCAATGTGATTGGCACGTACAACTTGTTCGGCGGCACAACTCGATTCGAGTCTGGCTTCGCGCCGACCAAGTCTTAGGAGACTGCAATGCCTAACGATCCAGACTACGTCAACCCGTTCACAGTTGAACCGCCTCACCTGTCTGGCGGCGCCGGGGAAGAGTTTGGCGGAAGGCCCGCCCGACGCCGAATCGACGCGGAACCGCCACTGGCTAATCAGCCCAGCAGGATTGATGAAGCCACACAGGTCACTCGACCCATCAGCGGTACGCTCATTGACCCCAGACCCGAGCAGACTCCGACCCGAGTTGAAATCAACCCGCCCCGCACTGGCGACATCCCCCCCCCGGCAGCGAGCGTTGGTTCGGCAGCGATGGACGATCCGATAGTGACGGAAAGGGACGCGGCCACCGCCGCCGCGCAGCTCGAGGGAGAACTGCTTTCGTCAGACGATCCCGCTGGGGTGATAGACCCGCACGGCAGTTTGTCTGCGGACCAGCAGACGATGCTGGAGGAACTGGAAGGAGAAATCGGGGAAGAGGGCATCACGGAAAGTGAAAGGGTTAGGCGGGAAGAACTCCACAGCCAAATGGAGAGTGCGTTCCTAGCTGATAACAGTGAGAGGGCTGGGAGAAGGAGGGAGCAGGACGAGAGGATGAAGTCCGAGCTTCTCCAGAGGAACCCCGGTCGGTATTACGAGCAGCACGGTAGCGAATTCGAGAAGCGTGCAGTTGCCGCAATGAACATGGGTGACCAGATCATTCCGCCACAGGATCTACCCACGATCAACGCTTTGGCGAAGATGTACGAGACTGGCGAGATCGATCACAGCATTGGATCGCCGACCTACAAGCGTGAGGCCCAGTCCTTCGCTCGCACCCAGGATCTCAGGAGCAAAGTTGACCCGTCCTTCCATCAGGAGAATATGTCAGCCAACGACTTCGTCGAGAGGGCGGATGGTGGCAGTGACCCTGAAGCAGTTGCGGAACTGGACAAGTATCGCGAGATGATGGGAGAAGACTTTGCGGGATACTCTGCCAGAGACCTGCAACCTGCGATCGAGATCATGAAAGATGGTCGCCTGTCGATCGAGTCTCTTCGAGCCATGAACCAGTTTCGAGGGGTTGGGCAGTTCCGTCAGCCGGTGGTTTCTCCAGCAGTCAAGCAGTGGGTGATGGAGAACTACAAGAAGAAGCGTAGGGAGATGCCAACCCCTGCGCCGCAGCCTGACGACCCAGACCAGCTGGCTCGGGAGAAGCTGGCTGGAGACGAGTTGAAAGCTGGTGCAGAGGCTCGCCGCGCAGAGAAGGCGAGGCTTCAGGAGATTCGAGACACTCCGGCTGAGGAGCGGAGTGAAGAAGACAAGAAGGCGCTCGAGGCTGACGACAAGAGGAAGTCAGAGAGAAAAGAGAAGCAAGCTGCTGCGAGGAGCAGGGTCAAGACTCGACAATCTGAGGCGAACAAGCTTATCAGGGAACGTCGCGCTCGAGAACGAGGCGAGGAAGAGGCTGAGGATCTCCCTCCAGAACTCGATCCTGCTACCCGAGGGAACTACACCCGAGCGGAACAGCGGTCTGCTGCTAATCGTCTAATCCAGAGGCGCAACGCTGACAGGCGGGATCCGTCTCGAGTTGAGAAGCGCAAGAGGGACGCCCGGAGGGACAAGGAGGCGAACCAGCGCTACGACGAACGGGTCGAGAAGTTCAACGCTGAGACTTTCGACCGGGTCTCCAAGTCCGAGCGACTCCTCAGGACAGCTGAGGGCAAGCAGTTCCTGCAATTCAAGCAGGAGCTTGACCGAATCAATCGCGCTCAGGAAGACAACGGCGGAAGGATGGATCCGGAGAGGATGAAAGAAGTCCGGCGAAGGATTCAGAACGACATGCTGAAGCTGGCTGAGAAGATCGAGTCGAACTACGGCCTCGACTGGGAGCAGGAGCAGATTGATCAGGCTGCTGCCGAGGAAGACCGCCAGAGGGATCTGGACAGGATCGCCCGCCGCGACGAGGCGAGAGAGCATGCTGCGGCACTGCGAGATGCAGCAGACGCCCAGCGGCGTGATGACGCGATGATACGGGCAGAAAACAGGCGGGCGGATGACGTTGCGAAATCCGTCGAGAAGGCGATTACAGCCGCCGAAGAAGACGCCGAGGATGCCAATGAACGCATTTCCGCTCAGGACTCCGGTGACGAGATCGGGATGCTGTCAGGAAACTACGAGGACGACGTTGCGGATGCGAATCGTAAGAAACAGCCGAGCAAGGTGAAAGATCTCACGAGAGAATACAACGTCCAGATGAATGCAGTGGCAAACCGAATGGGACTCGAATGGGACGAGGTCCGGAAGAAGTTCAAGTCTCCCCCGCTCAGTGTTATTCGGCAGAAGGTGGACGAGGAGTGGCGTCGGTACGACGAGAGCATGCAGTTGGAGATTGACAGGGTCAACGCACCTTCTCCACAGGCTTTCTGGGGGCAAGGGCCACCCGGCAGCCCCTCGGGGGGCATGGCAGGTGAGCCACCCCCATCGGGCGGCACTGGCGGGCGGCTCGGACAGGTCGCTGGAGCCGTCGCTGCGGCTTCCGTGGGTGGAATGCCGGGGGAGGCGGAGGAAGCCACCACAGGGGCTTCAGCGGCCTCACAGGGCAAGCCAGAGGGAGACCCTCTTAACAAATCAGGCTTCCACCCCGGCGGCAAGCCGTGGCATCCTGAGACGAACCCCTTCCCGGCAGATGCAGGGAGCGAGACAGAACCGGCCAAGTCTCATGTCCCAGAGACGTTCCCGATGGCCCATCCTAAGGAAATGGAGAAGCTCCAAGCCGACAAGAAGTACAAGGCTGCCGACCGGGCTACCATCGCGGACGTTCAGTCAACGGGCAAGACTCCGGGCGGAAGAACCCTCTTCGAGAGGGGGCCGGACGGGAAGGTTATTCCGAAGTGGGAACGAGTCAATCTTCTCGAGCTGCCTCCCGAAGAGGTAGATAAGTTCATGGCTGCTGTTAAGGACTCGTCCAATAAACCCGAGTTTTGGAATTTGGAGATCGAGCTTATCGACGGAGCTATCACCCGCACCTATGGGATTGACGAGGAAGGCAAGTTCGGTCAGCTGTCGGACCCACAGAAAGCGACAAAATTCAAGACTCTCGAGCGGCCAGAGCGGAAAGACATTAGTCCGTTGAGCCGACTGCAAGGCGGGTCCGAAAACCCGCCTCGATATTGACCCAAGATAGGACTGATGCGCATGCCAGTACCCCCGGAATTTAAAGGTTACCAAGCCGGTGACATCGCCCGCACACGAAGCAGGCAGCTAGGTATCGATCCGCAGACCGAGGAGTCCCTCGAGCTGATGGACGAGGGGCTGGAGAAGCCCTACTTCGCCCCCCTGCGGAGGTCTACGAAGGATGACGCTGGACCTCCGGAACCTGTACGGCTCAACCCGGCGGAGGAAGCAGCGTTCCAACACGACTACGCCGAGATGGTTCGAACGAAAGCTCCACACCTCAACCCAGATCCGGACGCTCCGGGGCAGAAGTATGACTATCGCGCAGCTTGGAAGGCTATGGAGATGTCTCCTGACCCTGAGCAGGATCTGCACTTCAGCAGCGAGTTCAAGCACCCCGACCACCCTAACCGATTCGTGACTGATGCGGCAGGGGTTCAGTTCGACACCATGGCTGACCAGCCAGTCGGCCCGGTGGAGCCAGACTACCGACCCGAGTTCAACGAGATGGCAGAGGACATGGGACTCCCTCCGGCGGAAGATGTTCCGGGGGAAGTGGCTCAAGCCATGCCGTGGGACGAGTCTGCCACAGCTGCTCCCGACGACCCCGAGAAGGATGCTGCTGAAGAAGAGTCCGCTCGCGTCTACGACGGGAGCCTTCGGCCACAAAAGGAGGAATGGGGCAAACTGGACAAGACTGTTGAATTCGGCAGGCTGCCGCCCGACGTTCAGCAAGAAATCGCCTCTCTCTACGAGAACCAGCCCAAGTTCAAAGAGACCGGGGTGGGGGATATCGGGGCAGCCGTCAGAGCGAGCGGGAAATTCCGCGAGATCCTTGATCAGCGGGACGAAGCGTTCAGGCGTCTTCTCGAAAGCGGGAAGATCACCGACAGGGGTCACGCAGCCAAGCTTGCGCACTTTACCGTATTTGAAAGAGAGTACGAGGTCGGAGATCGAACCCGGCAGACAGCGCCACCCGTAGACCCGATGGGCGGACGCCGAGACATCACGGTCGCTGGCATGGAATTCGAAGCCGGTGGTCTGGTCGAGAGTGCCGGGACTGTTATGTTCAAGGGTGCCATCGCTCCATTCACGACAAAGAAGTATCGGGATGCCGCTGCGTCACTAAAAACCCACGGCTGGATAGAAGGGGCCGGGATGCTGGTTGCGGGGCTTGTCCCCACCGCCGCAGCCGCAGCACTTTCTATCGCGCCAGTACCCGGCGCGAGGGTCTTGTCAACCGCACTGCTGCTTGGGGCGTACGGAGCAGCAAGCTACAACGCACACGCCGACGAATTCCCCTCATGGGAGTTTACGGACCCAGACAAGCTCGACGCCTCCAAAGCGGTTCAGTGGATGATGGTAGGCTCCGAGGCTATCATGGAATTACTGCCTCTGGAGGCTCTCGGCGCGGCAGCCAGAGACGGTGCAAGAAAGAGCATCAGCGGCATTCTCCGAGGGATGGTCGATGGTGACAAAGCCAAGACCATGAACGAGATTCGCAAGCTGTTCCGGAACCACGGGACGACCATGGCGAAGGCGGCGTCCGTTGGTGGAGCTTCGGAAGCCTTTGAGGAATTTACCATCGGCGTCCTTGATGCGTGGATGCCTTACGAGCTTGGGCTGATCTCAAAGGAAGAGTTTGCAGACAGGATCGCTTCGCTGCCGGAGGCCGGGTTGTCCGGCGGTGCGGGCGGAAGCCTGTTCGGCGCAGCCTTCTCTGCATTGGGGATTCCGAACACGAGGAGAATGCGGGCTAGGTATCTGGCCCACCTGTCCCTTGATCCATCCAAAAGAGATGCTCTCCAAGAGTATCTCGACACGGAAGGAACGCCTTCTCGCGGAGACTTCAACAAGATGCTGGGTGTTACAGTCCAAACCAGCAAGAAGACTCGCGACGACGCCAAGGACATCCTCAGGACCATTGCAGAAGAGCCAGACTCTGATCTCGACCCAAGAACCAAGCCAGAGCGGGAAGAGGCTGGAGAGGCCGCAAGTCGAGAGATCGCTGCGGTGGCCGGGGACGTTCCTGTACTAGCCCCCAAGCCTCGTCGCAGGGGGAAGAAGCCGCCAGTCGAGACGGCAGAGGCTCCAGCGAAAGAGCAGGAAGCCGAGGCTGCACCCGCAGAAGAAGCCGAGGCTCCCGACGAGGACTTCAAGTTCATGCGAGGGCTGCCCGAAGAGATCCCCGACGAGGAACGGGGGGTGACAGGGGAACAGCAGGCACCATTGAGCGATGCCGAGCAGAAGGAGGAAGACGACAGGATCCGGAACGCTGCGGTGGGGGACTTGGTCGGCAACGAGGAGGACTTCGAGCGCGCCCTAAGGTTGGCGAATCGAGACGTTGATGTCGAGAGAGAGCTTGAGCTGATCGAAGCCGCCAGAGAGAGTCATCCGGAACTTCTGACGAAACTCTACCCCGACCCCGAAGACAGCACGAAGTCGGTGATGGAAGACAGTCCTGACGAAGAAGGGATCAAGAGGAATGTGAAGGGTGTCGAAAGTCGCATTCGCAAGGCCGTCGCGGCACTGACCAAGCCAGCGGACCTGACGGTGTCACACCTTCGGGATCTTCTGCGGCAAATCCGACTCCACCGCGCCCTCAGGAAGAAGGCTGATCCGTCAGCGGAAACGAGCCTCCATCTCGCGTCTCCGGTAACCGAGGATGCAATCCTTTCCCTCATCTCAGAGTACGAGAGAAGGGAGGCTGCTGGCGAAACACAAGCGGCAACTGAGGGCATGCAGGTTGGTCCACCCACGCCCGGCGTTCGTGAAGACAGGCCAGCAGCGCCGCTCACCGACGAGCAGAGGGAGGAGCGTGTCTGGGGACTCCTGAAGGCTCTGCACAGGGCCGGTGCCACGACCGAGGTCTGGGGGGAAGTGGACGCAAGGATCCAGCAGGAACGGGTGAACAGGGGACTTCCGACAGAGACTCTGGGCCAAGAAGACCTTCATAGGCGTCTTACTGAGTTCGGGGACGGAAGGCTGGTGTCTAGGGATAAGGTTCTAAAGCCCGGCTGGATCAGTGAGGCTAGAGATGCGTTTGAAAATCCGGACTTGGACCTCGATGAGCGAGAGGCAGCACGCGGAGAACTTGTCGGTCGATACAACGCGTTGCTGGTTGCTAAGGACGGTCTCTCGCAACAGGAAGCCGAAGATCGCTATGCCGCGATGAATGATCCGGACCTCCCGCCATACGAGGAAGGTCTCAGGTATGTCGTTATGCCCCCGGCCCGAAGGTCTCTTCAGGGGGAGAGAGAGGATGACGCTCGAGCCAAGAGACACCGAGACGCTGTCCGCAGGTACGACAAGGTAAAGCACGTTCACACAAAGAACGGCAAGATCGAGGATCTCAAGAGGAAGCTGGTTGCAATACGGGACATGGTCGCGAACGCACCACCCGGCGCGGCAGTCCGAAGAACCATGCTTCAGGTGGCCTCCCTCATTGAAAACCGACTGAGGGCTGAGGGCGAAGACATTCCGTCCGCGACACCTATCGAAGAAAGCAGCCTGCTGACCGGCGAAGAGGCTGTCGAGAAGTCGGAGTTTGCCCGACCCAACTTTGGCGACACAAGGCCGAGGAATCTGGCGTCCAGTTACAGCTGGGCGAGGGAGACCGGAAACACCTTGGTTGAGCTTACCTCAATCGAAGAGGTACTTATTCACCATCCCGGCAGGGTGAACGAACTGCTCGGCATAGACCCTGTGGAGGCGAGGGTCCGTGCCAGAGCGCTTCGCTTTACGCACAAGCTAGGCGAACGACGGCGGGATGGTACGAGGGAAGAATGGCTTGAGTACATGGGCCAGCCAAGCATCAGGGAATACAGCGGACAGATCGAGCCGTGGGTCGAAGATGTCTACGAACAGCTCACCCCCGAGCAGAAGGATGCTGTAAAGGCGCACGAGGATAGAGGGCTTACTCGTGCGAGGGCGATTCAGGCTGCACTAGGAGACTCGTTTCTCCGTGAGGCAATGCCCGAGCCGCCGACCGTAGAGCAACAGCTTTCGCGTTTTCAGGAGACGATCAGGAACGCTGCCATCGGGAAGGGGATGCCAAAGTGGCGAGGGGCTGAGGCTGTACTCACGCAGATGCCAAGAGAGAGGATGACTACAACCGAGAGGAGGATAGTAGACAAGATCAAGAAGAGGCTTGATGTCGAAATCGTCTTCGTCGAGGGTCTTCCGCTGAGCTGGAGGGCGTTCGGGTGGGTGCATGGACTAGATTCAAGGCAGAGAATCTACATCAACGCCAAAGACGTTGGTAGAGGTGACAGGACTTTCGAGGGCTTGATCATCAGCACGATAGTTCATGAGCTGTCGCACAATAGCGAGAATTCAGACCTGTGGCAGGAGCTTGTTGACGCACTCCCAAGGAGGTTGCTGCGCATATGTGCGAGGGAACGGTACGACTTCGAGCGTGTTCAAGCCATCAAAAGGGATGAGGACCAGGATTTTCCATTCACGTTCGACGAGTGGTTGAATACAGAGAAGGGACTGTCGGAAGCTGTAGCCCACACCGTACAGAACTTCCCGAAGGAAGTGTTCCGCGCGATCGGGATCCACGGAAGCATTGACCTTTGGGGCAGGGTTAGGGAAGTCATTCGCAAGACCGCCGAATCTCTGGGTATCGGGCCAAATACCAAAGAGGGCAGGGCTGCGAAGTCAATCGAACGACACTTCGTCCGACTCTCGAGAGAACGCAGGGCTGAGGTCAAAGAGAGGCAGGCCCGAGCAAATCGTCTCTCGGCGACCATGATGCTGAGCGAAACTGTCAACAAGCGGTTCGCTGATATCCTCGAGCGAAGAGGCGTCAGCGCGATCAACAACGGGGTTACAGAAGTCCTCACCAGTAACTGGAGTGACCTGAGTTGGAAGGATAAGCGGACAGCGGTTGAAGACCTGTTGCTCAACTCCCCAGAATACGGGGAGGCTCTCGAAAACTGGAGACTGAGCCAGATAATTTCCACATCCGATGAGGTGAGCGCAGACCTCGAGATCATAGGCCATCAGGTCGAGGCTGCGAGCGTGGTCATAGAGGCTGTCAACCGCCTCCGACGATCAGAGTCACCCTCTCTCGATCGCAACAAGCATCTGGAGCTGGACAGAGAAGAGAGGGAGCTGAAGAGATACATTGCCGAAGGAGTCCTCGGGTCTGACTTCTTTGAACAAGATGTCGGTCAGGCCGAACACAACGAAACTGTCAGAGACATGGTGGGTGGCCCCGACAGTAGGATTGTTCCCGGCTGGAATAGCATGACACTCGCTGAGAAGCAGGAGAACATTGAACGAATCAAGCGTGCTGTTGGCTATCCCGAAATGCCATTCTTCGCGTCCGACTTCCGAGCAAACCCAAATCGGCTTTTTGAAATGAACGAGTCGTGGAGGCAGATGGGAGCGGAGGAAAGGAAGGAACTGGTCCGTATTCTCGCGGACTCGTTGAACGCCCTCCTTCTACCCATACACGGAGTCGGTGGGGAAAATGTGGATCGCGTCACCCACAGAGCCGGGCTTCTTCGTGAGCAGTGGTTGGAAGCTTTCCCCGGAATGAGGGAGACTCTCGACGACGACCCCCAAGCGGCAAACGAACTCTTGCTGAAACAATACATTGAGAAGGCAATCGACTGGTACATAAACCATGACGAGGGCTGGCAATCATTTCTCAACTTTGCTCAAGGGCTGGACGACGAAGGTGGTGGACTGGCGGATCAGCTCCGACCAGAAGGACTCCAGCCACGGCACCCCGTCAGTGCGGTTCACCGTATGGCAAGTGGAATGGGAGAAGGATTCACTCATCCCATATGGCACATGGTTCGTATGTTCAACCTCACGACCGATCAGATCCAAGCCGTTTATAGCGGGAGCATCGCCACGGAAGCAGAGAGGGACGCGATTGCGAGTGGAGGGAGATACAACAAGATCGCCCGAGGGATGATTGGGGCGGATACTAACGAGGGGCGGTTGGGGCGATGGGATACGCTGTCGGAATTGACCAGACGGCCAAGGGCTTTCTGGATGATTGCTTCCAGAGCGATCGAGGGTGGCCCGAGCGTGGAGGATATGATCAGGCAAACCATGGACGACGGGGATACCCCTCAAGAGAGGGCGACTTCTCTAGCAATGCTGTTCTGGGAGCTGGGTAACACCACCTTTGGCATGGAGACCCCCGGCGTGTGGGTCGATAGCCCCTTCGATCAACTCTCCCCAGAGTTAGTCGTAGAGGAAATAGCAAGTCATATACTGGACAACCTCGGAGACCCAGCAAACGCGGATGCCAGAGTGTTCGGAAGCAATCTCGAGGGGATACTGGATGAGATCGACGCTCTTGGACGGTGGTTTGAACAGCGGGCATACAGCTCCTCTTACTGGGAGAACGGGGCGGGTGGACGAGAGCTGAACGACGACCTCACGCTGACAGACGCGGCGATTGTGGGGGCCACCTTCTGGTTCAATGCCCGGCGACTGTCCGGGTATGACAGTCCCAGATACAGGTTCGACATCGATGAAAGCCTTAGGCCGTTTGAGCGGAGTCTTGCCACCGCTCCTGAAGAGGTCGTGGCAGAATTAGAGGAAGAGTTCGTCCAGAGGGTGCAGGAACGTCTCCAAGAAGCTGCTCGAGCTTTACCTCCAAATGAAATCACAACAGAGCGGTTAACCCCTCGACCGATGATCGAAGTGCTGAATGAAGTGTGGGCCGAACTGGCAAACGCCTTCGAGAGCGTGATGGAAGAACAGGTCATTGCTCGCAAGACGGTAGACCCTCCGGCGAGTGGACACAGTCTCGACCTGATGTCTCCGGCTCGTCGGAAGTGGTTTGAGATGACTAGGGAGCAGAGGGAGATGCTCGCTGCACAGGCCATTCGCATCGAGATGATAAACACTACTGCGTTAGCAGGTGTTCCTGAGCTGCCGCACCCGAGGGCTGACGCGGCAGTCCCGCCGCCAAGCGTGGTGGAACAGCTTGTCAAAGTTGTCAACGAAATGCTGGATCCTGCTGGACCCCATCGGGGGACTGCCGGTCAATACATGCAAGAAGGCCAGTTCGGCGAACCGGAAGGCTCGGTCGAAGGCTTGACTCCGGAACAGAAGGAGACGAGGGCGCAGCTGCAAATCGCTGCCGAGGAGTTCGGGGAAAACGCAACCGTGGAGGAATTGGTTCGCATTGTGCATGCGAACCTTAGTTACAGCGGGGTCACCCGACCTCTGGCCTACACAGGGGTTTTCACTGACTGGTTCCAAACGGGCGCAATGCCATGGGACTTGATGAGCAGGGAGGATAAGTGGCGAGCGATCGCGAGCTACGACCAGTGGCGCAGGGACACAATGCGAACCCCCCGAATCGAGGGCATCAGGACAGACGAGTACGCTGCCGCTATCAAGTGGGTTGACCACCGGGTGCGTACGCTGCGGAAGCAGTTCCAAACTCCTCCTGACGTAATAATGCTCTTGCAGGCTTACTTCGACCTCGCTCGACACCACAAGCCGGGAGACTTCTTAGATCCGTCAAAGTCTTGGATCACCGAACACAGAATTGCGCGGCGAACGGCAGCTGCTGTTGGTATAAACAACCCAATCCCACTCACCGATGCCAGACCTAATGAGTTCTGGCCTGACAGTTGGGGTACTGTTCCCACCAGCCCCTCTCCCCTGCACCCTCACCTTCCGGGTTCAGTAACTCAGGAGGAGCGGCGGAAAGCCGTACACGCATGGGCTTTGTCTCATGGCGACGAGACCCTCATCGCTTGGCTGAGTCTCGATGATGGGAACGTCGATATCTTGATTGAGCATGCCCTCGAATTCGTCTTGGGTTCGTCAGCCACGAGGCCTCTAGACATTTCGGTCGCGGACTACCTCATTATGGCTGCCGACTCGATCTTGGGATTCGGGGACTTCAAGTTCCTTCTCATGGACGACCACCGTCCCATGGACCAAGATAAGATCTCTGAGCTTTTCGAGGATATGGTAGAGTACGAGGGCATCGGCCAAGTAACGCACGACGACTTCGACATTTTCACGCCGGATGATGTCGTGAACAGGCCACCCGGCAGAGACGGTAAGGGAATCTTGTTGTCCATTGCCCGAGTGCTGGAGCGGCGGCGTTCTGCGGGCAAGCCGAAGCTCACTTTGCAGCAACTTGCGAACCTGTGGGAAGAGAAGAAGCAGGAGTTTGCCAAATCTCGAGAATCCATGACCAGAGAGCAGCTGGCGGCTGCCGGAGAGCTTCCTATGCCAAGGTCTCCAGTACCAGTTGCGTCTGCCCCCGACCCTACCGCTAGAAGGACCGGCGCTAGACCAGCCCGTGACCCCTACCGCAAGCGGCCCAGTGACAAACCGATTCGGACTTGGATTGGAAAATTCTTGCGACGACTCATCCTTCCCCACGGAGTCGGACCCAAGGAGATCCATGAGATCTGGAGACAGGTCAAGGGCGAGACAGACGCTATCGAAACCCGATTCGAAGACACCGCTCGAGGACTTGCGAGGAGCATTGAGGAACTGGATCAGCTGATCAACAGCGCGAGCATCTGGTGGAGTAATCAGCCGGGCCAGTCCGATACCATTTCCATCGATGATCAAATAAACCTCAAGAGGTATCTTCGCAGCAAGCTGATCGACTACTTTTCCACGGGCCACTGGGACGAGAATGATGGTGTACTCGCATTCATGACACAAGAAGCGACTGATCAGATCCTGGCTCTGAGGGATGATATCAGGAACGGCATGTTCCAGATCGGCGAACGCATCAAGGATGTCATTCCAGCTTGGGATCCAAAGAACGCCAAGGTTGGACTCAGGCTGGCGATCAACGAAGAAACTGGTCGGGAGGAGTTCGAGCTAGACGCAGAGGTTAGGGTCTCCAATGTTCAGGCAGTTTCTAATGCGCTGCAACGCACGAGAGAGATGAGTCAGTCTACGCTCGAGAGAGAGGCGTCTCGAGGCAACGACAACGCGAGACTCCGGCTTGACCTTCAGAAGAAGCTTAAGAGTGTACTCAAGTTCATGCCCGAGGATCCGAACATCGAGGCAAGGGACGGGGGAACGACATACGAACACCTAAGCGCACTCCTCGGAGTTGACCTGAATTCAGACCAGCTCACTGACGAACAGATCAACGAGCTGCTCACCCTCATGCTGGCCGGAACCGATCTCAAAGGCAAGTCGAAATCTTTGCACTGGCTGAGAGTGATCGAGAGCCGCATGCTCACTCATCCAGAGTCCAAGGGTGCAGACACCCTGCCGGAGCTTAAGACCGTTCTTACCGAGTCCCTGAAGGGTCTGGGCCGGGAGCTGGTCTTGGTCGAGGCCGTTCGAAGGTCTGCTGAAGTCCTGAGACAGATGCACATTGACGGACACCCAGTTATTTGGAAGAAGGACCGGGCGGGCAAACGAACCACGGTTACCGGGCGACCTGTTCATGAATCCGGCAAGCTCGCGAATCCTCACGTTGTTGATGAAGTGAGGATGGATCGACTCCCCATCGTTGTAGAAGGACGAGTGCGACAGGCTGCTGGCCGAATGAAGCTTCTTGCTCAAGCCCTCGGCGATTCTGAAAACCCAATCTGGCTGTCTCGAGAGCTTGCCGAAAGGTTGCAGGAGCAGATCGATCAAGAGGACACCTACCTTGGTGAATTCAACACCGTCCTCAGAGTGGCTATCCTGTACAACCAGATGGCGAAGGCGTCGAAGACCGTCCTGTCGGCGGCAGGCATCGTAAGGAACTTCGTCTCCAATCACATCACGGCACTGGTTGCTGGACATTACCCGTTCACGAATCCGGCCACAAGGTGGAGGCCCAACGCAGGGCATCTCACCCAGAGTGGGCGGGCAGTCAGAGACCTGTACAGAAGCCTTTCCAAGAAAGAGAAGGAAGAGATCTACCAGCGATACGGCATCAAGGGTAGGTCGGTCATGGCAGAAGAGATGCGAGCTGCAATCTCTGACATCTTCGACCCGGACGCATCCGCACACCTCGAGGGTCGAGTCAAGCTGTTCAAGATGATTGAGGCTTGGTTCAGGAAGAACTTCAAGTTCGTCAGCTGGGGTCCAAAGGCTGCCAAGGGACTGATGAGTGCGTTCGCTAGGTTGTTTGAAATTGCAGACACCTACTGGAAGATGCGTGGCTTCTGGATCAATCTCAACAAGCACGTTCACAGGATGGGTGGAGACCCCCGAGCGATACTTGATGACCCTGCATCCCGTTCCGCTGCGTTCGACGAAGCTGCCGTCATGCTTCGTGACCAGTACCCCGATTACTCGATGACATCTTCGCTGTTCAAGAAGCTGCGGCGGTTCCCGGTCTTCGGCACATATGTGTCTTGGCACTACGAGACGCAGCGCATCCAGATCATGCAGGCACGCTTGGCGGCGCAACAGGTTCGGGATGGCAAGACTGCTGGCGAAAAGGTTGCGGGGGCAGTCAGGCTCACAAAGAACCTCACCCTATCAGGTTTCGCTGTCGGTATTGAAGTTGCAATAGCAAAGGAGATCATCAACAGGTTGGGGAGCGGCGTCTCAGATGAAGAAGAGGAGGCGATGCGACTGCTCATGCCAGACTACTGGGCGGACGTTCCGTTCGTCGCTTGGAAAGATGGCGAGGGCAACCTTCGCTTCTACCAGATGGGCAACATTGACCCATCTGCGCCATGGACCCAGCCTGTGCGTGGTCTCATCGGTGATATAAAGGAAATGAGTGCTACCGAGGCGACGGCGAATGATGTGTTCGCGGCTGCGTGGAACGCATTCAAGACATGGGCGGGACCAACCTTGGACTGGGAAGCATCAGCGGAGCTTATGGGACAGCTCATCGGTTCAGCAAAGGGAACGTCCAAGGAACCGCTTTGGAGTCAGGGCGACAGTCCTGCCAAGATTGGCTTCGAAGTCGTCTCCTTCATGTACAACCAGATGGAGCCGGGAACCATTGCTCAGCTGGAGAAAGTCTACGAGGCTTCAGAACTTCCCGAGTACCCCGAGATTGGTCTCGAGGAGAGCCGGTTTGGCCTCCAAGAGGGATTGGGTGCCGAACTGGCTGGCCTCGTTGCCATGCGTCCACAGATGATGGATCCCGAGGTCTCGGTGTACTACCTCGCAAGGGACTGGAAGATGAGCCGGGACAAGCAAGTTGCGAAGATCAGCAACAAGCTCAGGCGGTCTGCTCAGTGGGGTGGCCCATTCGTAGAGGACGCCGAACGGCTTCCTGCGTTCAAAGACTGGATGGAGGATCTTCGAAAGGCTCAGCAGCTGACAGACGATCGGTTCATCCGAAAGATCGAAGCCGCGAGGCTGCTCTTGGGCAGCCGGAAAGTCCGAGAGATACTCGAGGGCAGGCTGGGGAAGAAGTCCTCTGACGCCCTCATGTCTGGATCGGGAGCCGGGCTGCACATCTCCAAAAAGACGTTCGAAGACATTCTGTCTGAAACCGACCCCGGAGCGCAGAGGGCGGCTGTCAGGCGTGCGTGGCGGACAGTGCGGGAACAGTAGCGAGCCAGATTGGCCTGTTCCAGAGCCACAAGAGTCATATTAGGGCCGTGTTGTTCACTCCGGGGTGGGGTGGACGGCACGGCCCTTTTTTTCAACAATCCCCGCTCGGGCAGTGGGTTGTGATGCCGTGACCTTACAGCTCCCCTATAGAAGTAGCACTTGGTCAGTGCCTTCTCCTTTCACTGCGGCACTGGCTGAAATTGACCTCCAGTGCCGTGTTTTACAATCAACAACACCTCTTGTAGCAGACATGAAATGAAGTTTGAAGACATGATACAAAGACCTCGAGAGCGTAAGACGATGGAGATCTATCTTGACCAGAATCGTCATGACATGACGGTTGAGATTGCTGATCAGCCGATTAGACTGGTTGACATGCCTGAAAAGCAGCGAGCTGCTTGGGAAAAGTCGATGGTGGACGCTTGGATAGAGTGGGCCTATATTCCACACGCCCTTGATGTCAACCGTTCAGAAGACATGGTTCCCAGACCTGAGATCCGGTGGGATCAGATCAGGGCCGAGGAGAAGAAGTTCAATGCTGTGAAGAAGCGGAAGGGCTGGAATTAGTTTCAGTCACGTTCACCAGACTTTGCCTAACCAGAAAGGTTCAACGCCCATGACAACCCTTGAACAGATCCTTGACCTTGGCCCCGACATCGCCGTTGCTTTCGAAAACCTCACCTTCAGCGAGTACCTTGACATCGACGCAGTCAACTCGTCATGTCTGAAGCACGGTCGAGACAGGACTCCGTCGCACATCAGCGAGTGCATGATTCGCAGCCGTTTCGACACCTCCAGCAACAGCCCGAGTCTCCGTATCGGCGCCCTCGTTCACTCCATGTGCCTCGAGCCGGAAACCGTTGACGAACTCTACGTTGTCAAGCCGGGTAACATTGACCGCCGGACAAGGGAGGGTAAGGCCCAGTACGAGCAGTGGTCGGAAAAGGCTGGCGACAGGCAGGTGATCTTGGGCAGCGAATGGAACCTTGCCACCAGCATGGCAGAGTCATTCAGGAACTCGTTCGCAGCTCCGTACATCGAGAAGGAATCAGTCCCGGCCAGCCAGCAGTACGAGAGCTGGTTCCATGGCAGGGAGATGACCATCGTCTGGGTGGATCCCGAGGGTACTGTTTGCAAGGCCCGGCTTGACGCCTGTGCTTGGAACGATGTCGAATTTCGCATCTTCGACATCAAGACCACTGACAATGCCAGCCCCGACTCTTTCAAGCAGACTGCCTCTCGATACGGCTATGATATGCAGGCCGCATTCTACAGCTGGGCTGCCCACGAGTTCAGTGGGGTCGAACCTGAGAACATCACGGTCCAGTTCATCGTGATCGAGAAGCAGTCTCCGCACAACGTGGCGTGCTACACCCTCGCGAAAGAGGACATCGAGACCGCTGGTGTGGAGATCCAGAAGATGCTCAAGGAATTTTCCGAGGATCCCATGAGGGGCTATCCTGAGCATGCGGTGGAACTTAGTCGGCTCACCAACCCGAGCGAAAGGTTCGGGTGAGGAAAAAGGTTCAAGTCCCACAACACTCGTGGACGATACGCCCTTTTCACCCATCAACCTCTTTCAAAAGGCTCGACCATGACCTCAGAATCAGCACAGCATCTCCCACCCCCGCCTTGGCAAGTGTACTGCGAGCGATGCGGAGCCGCCCTCGACGGCCACAAGGCCGTCTGGCTCGAGCTGAACATGTACACAGGCCTGTACTCGGACCCTGACTCTTCCAAGATCCCCGCCGAAGAGTCTCAGGGGGTCTTCTCCTTCGGGACCGACTGTGCGAAGGTCGTCCTTCACGAGAACGGGGCTGTGATCGAGGAGGTCGAGGCCCACGGGCAGGCCGAGTCCCTCAGGCTCGAGTTTCAGGCTGAGCGGGAATGGAACGCTCAGAACGAGGCCCGCCTGTGAAGTTGCTGAACCAAACAGTTGCCTGCTGGTCCGATCTCTCCCGCCACGAGCGGGAGGTTCGGATCGGCGTGCAGTCAGCCAACGAGGAACAGGCGTTTCTGGACGCCGAGGGCAAGTACCTTCAGGAGAGGCTCAGATCAGCTGACACGGGTCGGCCTGAGCAGCAGCTCATCAACGACATGCTCGACCGCGTGATCGAGGAGATCGGGGCTGCTCGGCAGTATGTACTTGAAAAGGCGAGGGTAAAGACACAGGCAGACATGTGCCTGCTCGCCGTCCCGATCGAGGATCTGGCCCACATAGCAATTGCTGGCGCGATTCAGGGGTGTGTCGAGGGTTACTTCACAGGCTCCGATGCTAGTGTGGGCCGGGTCGGGGCAACGGCGCAAGGGGTCGTGAACAGGATCGGCCATTCGATGGTGATGCTGATCGCCTTCCGAGATGCTCGAGAGGGTAACCGGGAGGCTTGGACCCGCAAGGATCACTTCGAGCAGTGGACCCCCAAGCGGATCCGCAGCTTCGCTGAACGGTTCACCAGCATCCCGGCCAGCGAGCTTGACCACCTGTTCGCCATTAGTGTCGGGCATGCCCTGTTGGAAGCACTGGTGCGTGCCGGGATGCTCGACTATCAGAATACCCGCCGGGGGAAGGTTCAGGTCGTCACCGTGTCGATGTCGCCGGGCATCGTGGAAAGGCTCAGGGAGGAGCATGGCGACCTGATCGCGAGGATCTCATTCCCTCGCCGTCCACTGCTCTGTCCTCCTGTTCCGCACTCGAAGGAAGCGAACGGTGGTTACATTACAACATGGCTTCGGAAGCCCGTTGTCAGGGGGGCCGGGTACTCCCGAGACTGGGATTCTGGTGGGATTGATTTCAGCGGTTCGATACCGTCAGGAGATTCCTTCAAGGCACTGAACGCCCTACAGGGGACCGAGTGGCGTATCAACACTCGAGTCCTTGATGTGATGCAGATCCTGTGGAGGTCGGGTGTGCCGGTGTGCAACCTGCCTCCGCACTCGATGGAGGCTCCTCGTTTCGAGGAGGAGCCTGAGGATGCATCTGACGACGAGCTTCTGAAGTTCCGTCGCTCGCAGGTGAGGCAGCGTCGGCAGTATGCACGCAGCAGCATGCAGAGCCTTCGACTGGCTGCCCGGATCTCGTTAGCCAACGAGATGAGAAATACTTCGTTCTGGCACGGCTGGAACTTCTGTTTCCGTGGCCGCATGTACCCGCAGTGTGAACTCCTGTCGCCTCAGGGGCAGGATCAGGACAAGGGGCTGCTCCTCTTTGCCAACCCGGCCAAGCGGACGGAGGTGGCCGTGTACTGGCTGAAGGTGCAGCTCGCTGGACACTTTGGTGTTGGTGGCAAAGGAGTTTCGTTCGACGACCGGGTCGCTTGGGTGGATAGCCAAGCGGAAAGATGGGCTGCCGTGAATGACGACCCGATCGGCAACCTCCGGTTCTGGGCTGACAGCAGCAAGTTCAAGAACGCATCATTCTCTCGACTCGCGTGCATATTCGAACTGCAACGTGACGACGGTCTGATCGGCCTTCCCGTCCAGAACGACGGCGCGTGTAACGGCCTACAGCACTGGGCGGCGGTCATGCGTGACCAGACTCTTGCGTCATCGGTGAACCTGATTGACGGTGACAGCCCCGCTGACCTTTACGGCAGGGTCGCCGAGAAGATGACCGACTTGTGCGTAATCTCCGACGATGGCTGGCGTGTCCGCTTCATGGAGAGGTGGGCGGCAGGCATCCCGAGGAAGGTTCCTAAGCGTGCGGTCATGATCATCCCATACTCTGGGACAGAGTCGGGGGTCAGGGGATACTTGCTCGACGAGGGTCACTTCGACTGGTGTGGGGAGGAGGAGGTCGAGGCTGTCGGCGAGGCTACGAAGCTCGTCTTCGAGGCCATGGATGGAGAGATGGGTTCGGCCATGAGGGGGATGAAGTATCTCCAGAAGGCTGCACACATCGCCTACGAGAAAGGCACCCACGCCGAGTGGGCCACCCCCTCTGGGTTCATCGTGAAGCAGAGGTACTTCGAGAGAGAGATCTTTCATTCCATGGTGGACACCATTGTCCGAGACCCAGACGGCGAGAAGGTGAAGGGCCGAAAGAAGCTGTCTTTCGGCACACTGCCGAAGAAGATCCCCCTGCTGTCCAAGTCGAAGTCTGGAATCGCTCCGAACTTCATTCACAGCCTTGACGCTTCTCACGCGGCTCTCACGATCAACAGAATGTACGATGCAGGCATCCGCAACTTCTGCTTCATCCACGACAGCTTCGGTACCGACGCTGGCAAAGTGCCGATCATGCGAGTGATCTGTCAGGAGGAGTTCGCCAAGACGCACGCCCTGCTGGCTCTGGACACCTTCCAGATTTACATGAACGAACACATCGGCGAAGACCTGATCCCCTGTCCTCCACGGGTGGGGAGTTATGACATCTCTGATGCAACGTCATCCACATACATCTTTTCTTGAAGGCACGAGTTCCATGGTTCAGCCTGATCCAAAGAATGATTCAGAGTTCTCCCGCAACTACGACAACGGGTTTTTCGACGGCATGCAGTTCGGGGAAGACCCGATCGAGCAGTGTCTTTTCAGTGGGGACGCAGACGCCGAGGAATACGCTTACGTTTGTGGTCGCCTCGATGGCGTCCACACGAGGGAGTTGCACGGCGAGTACGAGGACGCCGAGTCGCTTGCCGAAGCCGTCCTGTATCACAGGGGCTACGCCTTCGGGTACGACCGGGGTAAGGTACACGGTCTCGACTTCGAGGACATGTCCTTCACCTCTTCGGTCGGATACGACGAGGGGTTTCATGCCGGTGTGTGGGATGGCTTTATGTTTGGCGGCGGCTTCGAAAGCGACTCACCTCGCGAAGAGGACAGTCGCCTACCCACGTTCGTGAGCGACGAGTCAATCGAGTTCTTCATCACCCACGGCCTTGGATGTCGGAAGGGTTGTGAGGATGCCTCGATGAAGGAGCTTCACGTTGCCGCTGGTGAGTGTGTCCGTGGGGTTCACGCGACGGTTCCGGTGACTGGCGAACGTATCTCGCCATTCCGGGGCAGTGACCCGAAGATGTCCATCCGCAACCTTCTCATTGCTTGGTCCAGCTCGAGTACCGAGAACTACGGGGCGTTCAGTCGATTCGTGAACGGAAAGGGACTCAACGTGTGGGACTCCCTGTCGTTCGTCACGTTCCTGATTATGCACGAGGACGTAATCCTCGACATCGAAAGTGAAGGTCTTGATGACGAAGAAGTCTGACTACGGGAAGGGTGACAGAGTCCGCAGGAACGATCCAATGGATCCTCAACTGTTCTATCACGGCTACATGGCTAGTCATGCCAGCTCTGCCGTTGAGCGTGAAAAGCATCGTATCGAATGGGAGCGACTGCGGAAGGAGAAGGTTGATGGGTAAGCCGAAATGGCAAACGACCGAGGTCGTCAAGCGTTTGATTGACGGCCCGGTCGAGGTAATTGCTCAACACAAGACCAAGCCTCCCGTTCTGAAGGCTGCGAAGGCGTCGAAACAACTGTACTACCTCGTCGATGACAGGGATGGGTGGTACCTTGCAGTGCAAAGGAAGCAGAGATATGGGTAATCTGGCATCAGGCCCTACTAACCTCCGGCCACATGAGACATCAGGCACCGAATACCACGTTTCGTCAGGGGGGAGTGATTCCCTGAACAGCGGAAGCAAGAAGCGTCCGTTCAGAACCGTCACCTTTGCCCTACAGCAGGCAGGTAAGGTCGAGGTTGGCAATGTTTTCATCCTGTTGAGGTCCGGAGACGACTTCACAGGTGAGGGGAGGATTGACATCCGTGGCATCGCCGGTCTGAGTATTGGCACCAACGACATCGAGCCTGCAAGGCTCGGGAAGATCAAGGTGACCAGCTCGCCGAGCATCGTCATCAGGAACATCCATTCAAACGGTGGCCTTACAGCCACAGACTCGTATGACGTTTGTATAGACGGCTGCACGTTCTCTGTGGGCGGCACTGGGGTGGATATCGTTCGGTGCGATGGGTTTACCTTTACGGGCAATCTGGTTGAGAAGCAAGCTCCGGAGACCGAGGGCGGGAAGCGATCGGGTCTCCATGTGGCTGAAACCGTCCGTGTCACTATCGACAACTGCATTTTCAACCACAACGGCTTCCTCAAGGAAGACAGATCCGATGCCACCTCGTTCAATCACAACGTGTACATTCAAACGGACTGTGCTGATGTGCGGTTCACCCGCAACATTTCCGCTAACGCAAGTTCTCATGGCTGTCACCATCGCTGCGGCGGGCTGAATGAAGACAACCTGTACATCAACAACCCGATAAACCTCCAGTTCGGATACTCGAGCGGAGTTGGGAATCCTGGCCCGTTCACCGGGACAGTGAGAAGTAACGTCTTCAGTGGGTGGGCCGACATCAACCCCTCTCTGCCTAGAGGGATTGGCCTGACACTGGAAGCCACCGAGCTGTCCGAAGTCTACAACAACCTGTTCATACCCGACAGGTTCGGGCATGTTCATGCGTCGGCCAGAGCCATTCAGTTCTCTGGTCGGAACTATGTCCCCGTCCACCGGGGGACGCATGTCTGGGAGAACACCATTGTTGAATGGGGAGGCAACCCGTCCATCACTGCGAATAGGCTGGTTGGCAATGGAGAGGGGATGGATGCGGGGTATGAGAAATGCATGATCGATAACAATCTTGTGGGTGAAGGTGGGGTAGAGGATCGGTCTGACAGTGGAGACGAGATTAAGTGGCTGAACAATCGGGAGAGTGGGTACAAGTTCTGGGCGAACGGGACCACCCTGAGTGACGCTGCCCAAGGCACACTGATGTCTGGGTCGTCTCTGGACGAGATCATTGATGCGTGGGTAGAGTCGTGGCGTGTCCCTGCGGTGATAAGTAACGTGCGAGAGTTTCTCATGGCAGCATACGGGCTGGAGGTGCGGGATGAGTGACTTGGTAAAAGAGTTCAAAGAGATCAGCCGACGAGACGACTGCTTCAAACACATGGTGCCGTCTGACGTACGCATGATGCTTGCCGAGATCGAGCGCCTGCGGGAGTCAATTCGGAAGCGTGACGATTACATCGCCCGACATCTTGGGAAGGAGCATGTGATGAGCATTCGACTACACGACGCGGCAAAGGAGGTGCTTGATGGGCAAGCCTAGTAGAGACAAAGGGAAGCGCGGGGAGCGTCAGGCTGCCAAGGCCATCGGTGAACACTGGGGCCACGAGGTCCGGCGCACTCGCCAGTCAGACGGTGCCTATGACCCAGACCTTGCCGGTATCACCGGCGTCTGGATCGAGGTCAAGAGCCTGAAGCGTATCGCCCTGCACCGTCACTATGAGCAGGCCAAGGGTGATGCTGGTGGCGGCGACATCCCCATCGTCGTCCACAAGGAAGACCGAGGCCCGTGGCTGGTGACCTGCTCGGTCGAAGACCTGAAGGAACTGGCCGAGACGTTGTGGGGCCAGCACGAGAGGCCGGTGGTGAACAGTGTGATCGTGCGTGCAGAGTTCGACGACGATGGCACCGATAGCAACGTGCCATACGTCAAGTTCAACGGCATCGAGATCCCGTATGTAGAGAAGCTGGGCTAGGGTAGGCGCCAGCGGTGCCTGTGAGGTCGTAGGATCCTCTGTGCGGGCTTCCCTTCCTTCAGATGAGTCTGTACCCATCTGTGGGAAATGGAGCCGTTACAGGGGATCCTACGGACTCGAGGTAAAACTTGAGAAAAGTCTGGTGAATTGGGGGTTCTCTTGACGATTGGAAGGGTGCAGCAGAAAATCAACCACGGAGGCAACATGCTAAGCAAGACCACAACCATCGAGTACAGGCAGCCGGGAACTACGATCCATGTGGACAGGGAGGATGTCGTGGACCTGATCGGATCGTCGTTCGAGGGCGGCAGCCACTGGATCGACTGGATCTATGTCAACAAGCCGGAGACGGAGGGGAAGCCCCGAGAGAAGTGGTGGGACTGGAGGGAAAGCACTGGTTGCCAGTATCTGCAAGAGGTTGTGGTCGCCGGGGCTACGCTCACGATCGGCTACGAGGATGGGGACTGGACGCTCTTCGATGGGAAGATGATCCCCGAGTACCTCAACGAGTACGCCACGAAGTATCCTGATTCGTACCGCCGCTGGAAGGACGGCAACTACGACGCCTACGATGGCGACCTGTTCGTGCAGCTCTGCGTCTTTGGAGAGGAGGTCTACTGTTGATTGTGGACACTGCCGCCAACAACTGGAAGAGAGTCTCGAGGGCGTACCGATGCCCAGTCTGCGACAAGCCGGACTGGTGTGTCGTCAGCGTCGATGGCGAAGCCGCGATCTGCCAGAGGGTCAAGTCCAGTCGGCACCTCGGCAGTGCGGGCTACCTGCACCGGCTTGCCGACCCCACCGACATGATGGTGGAACGGATCCGCAGGCTGCCTCGTCAGGAGGAGAAGCCTGATGTTGACTGGGACGGGGTGATCGACGGTGCCGTGGAGCAGGCGTCACAGTGTACCATCGACTGGCTGATCAAGAAGCTGGACGGCTGCATCTCGGCACGGACGTTCAAGTCATGCCGATGCGGGGCGATCCCCGGACAGGGCGTGACGTTCCCAATGTACAACGGGCTGAGGAAGCCCATCGGCGTCAGAATCAGAGGCCACCACCGCAAGTGGGCGGTGCGGGGCAGCACCAACGGGCTGTTCATTGGACCGGAGCTATCCTCAGATCCGCTCCTCCTCATCACCGAGGGGGAGTCGGACATGATGGCAGCAGCGGAGCTGGGCTTCCACGCCATCGGACGCTCGAGCTGTAGCATGGGGGCTGACGAACTGGTGAGGTTCATCAGGGCGAATCGCTGGCTCGACCAGTATGTGATCGTCAGCGATGCCGACGACGCAGGCAGGACGGGGGCAGAGCGGCTCCGCAAGCAGCTTGAACTCCACGGCATCACCCGAGTGAGGGTCATCGAGCCTGCCACAGGCGGTGACCTCCGAGAGTGGATTGCGGACGGGGCAGGCAGCCACGAGATCCGGGCGGCTGCCTACGGCATACCGGACTGGCCCTGAAACGATCGAGGATCTGTCCCGTTGGGAGGCTACGCCTGAAGCTCCCAACGGACAGATCCAGATTGGTTGACGCCTGAGGCTCCCAACGTAAAGATCGGCGTATGCAGATATTTAGATATGTCGATATGTACCTGTGTAGATATTTAGATATTTAGATATGTCGATATGTACCTGTGTAGATATTTAGATATTTAGATATGTCAATATGTACCTGTGTAGATATTTAGATATTTAGATATGTCGATATGTACCTGTGTAGATATTTAGATATTTAGATATGTCGATATGTACCCGTGTAGATATTTAGATATGTCGATATGTACCCGTGTAGATATCTGTACAGGTCGATATGATTTTCATGCATGGCCGTGAGTGTTTATGCACTCGCGGGCGTCTATGCACCCGACCACTCCGAAGTTGAACTTTGGCGCTCGCTGCGCCTGGGGACGATGTGCTAGCCAGGCGCAGCGAGCGCCGACCACGACACCCCGACCAACAGGAGCAACGTATGTACTGCCGACTCGAAACCGATACCAGCGACGACCAGCCGATCAAGCCCGAGCCGACGACCGGGGTGGTGTGCTGGAACTGTGAAGCGATTGACTGTGAATGGTGTCCGCCTGAGCACGAGGAGGAGGACACTTGTTGTGACCCGTACGACAACTCGTGTGAAGAGCCTTGCAGCGATCGGTTGTACGAAGACTACCGCGACACTCGCGATGAAATCGCACGAGGGGAGCGATAGTGCAAAGCGCAACCATTCACACTACCGGAGCTGGACTGGCACGCACTACTGTTGCGGAGCTTCGCCAGCGGGCGACGGCGCTCGTGCCTGAGCTGTCGCAATCGTTCAAGCTACTTACTCTCGGGAATCCGAAGACCGCGAAGAACGCAATCGTTGGCGATGCTACCGCCATCATGCACTTTGCACCGGCGCGGTTATCCGGATTCAACGTCTGTCCGTGGGCATCGCCCGGATGCGTCGGCGCATGCCTTCATACCGCTGGCAATCGTCAGTATCTCCACACGAAGACCCGAGCGCGGATCGCACGCACTCGGTTGTTCTTCGAAGACCGTACGCTGTTCCTCGAGCTTCTACGTAGAGAGATCCGCACGTTCGCACGTCGCGTAGTCAAGCTCGGGCTTCGGCCAAGCGTACGCTTGAACGGTACATCCGATCTACCGTTCGAGCGCTTCGGAATCATGGAACAATGCCACGCCGACACGCACGGTCTCGGGCTTCGGTTCTACGACTACACGAAGAGTACCGAGCGCGCGATCGCTCAGCCATACCCGCTGACCTACTCCCGATCGGAGCGGAACGATCGAGAGTGCGCTACCGTACTGGCATGCGGCGGAACTGTCGCCGTCGTCGTCAGCGGTTACGGTATTGCGGCGCATCCGCGCACCATGCCGGGATACACTCGGTACTTCGGCAGCATCAAGCGCCGCGTTGTCGATGGTGACGTTCATGATGCCCGCTACCTCGATGCGCCGTCATCGGTCGTCGTACTCCGTGCAAAGGGAGACGCCATCGGCGACACCTCCGGTTTCGTTCTTACACCTTGTCAACTCTTCAGGAAGCGAGCGCAAGCATGAGAGACCTCACGATCGAACGCACCAAGGGTGAGACCTACCAATCCAACGATTGGACCGTCTACGAACATGCCACCTATCCGCCATCATCCGTCCTTGCGGGGCAGCACTGCCGGGTACTGATCAGAACCGGATACGCTACCCCAGAGGCCGCGCTCGCTGACTACCCCGATGCCGTCATGCTCGAGGGTACTACGTGGACGCCGATAGACTCGATCGTCGCCCACCTGCCCGGCGACGACGATTTCGGGTATGATGATCTCGGCTACGACGACTTCTGAACCAACCAACCAACCAACCGGAGACGCCAACCATGAACGAACGAATCAAGAACGCAGCAACCGCAACCGTGCGCCTGGCACGTACGACGATCCGGACTATCGGCGAACAGGTTGACAATTCGCTGCCGATGACACGGGGCGAGTTTCGACGATACGCCGAAGAGCGCCACCAGTTCTACGGGACTCTCATTCTGCAACTCGCCGAGCTTCGCAACGCAGACAAGCGCCGGACCGAGGCGATTGACACCATCCGCACACGGTGTGAAGAGCTGGCAGATCGGTGTGACAGCTGGCAAGCTATCAACGATGACACTGCGTCAGCCGACGACGTTGAACTCGTTAACGACCGGTGCAACGATATCGAGTACACGATCGAGTCGCTCGAATCACGGTGCGACGAACACGAGGACCTGAGCGGTATCGAGGGCATGATCGAGGACGCGCTCAGTGAACGCAGCATCCCCGACCACGACGACATCGCCGATGCTGTCCGGGATGGTATCGAAGAGGCTCTCGATCACGAATCGACTGAAACGCGGAACATCGTCCGCGATGAACTGCGGGCAGCGCTGCGGGCAGCGCTCTACGCTTCGGTCGAGAGCGACGCCTAGCACAGCCAGGCGCACGCGACACCGTACAAGGGCGGGTTGGCTCCAAGCTGGCCCGCCCTGTCTATGCGCTCACAGAATCCCGCGTGAGCCGTCGCCGTCGCTCGGGCGGGTCTCGAGTCGTCCGGGCAGCCGCGAACGCTCAGCGGGGCGACAGCGGCCCCGCGCAGGCAGCCGCCCGAACACCGGGACGACTTGATAGCACGGGTTCGGCGTGCGTTCGGGTATGTGGGCAGGGCATAGCCCATCGACGTGCATCAATATGTTGGCCGGGGTGCGATCCACTATGGCCGATGCGTGCATGCTTATGCATCAACAGCCGCTGATAGGAGTAGCTGCCCTGAGCTACTCCTATCAGCGGCTGTTGATGTGTCGGCGGCGTGGCATTGAAGATGGTCTATACCGCCGACGGTCTTATCAACGGGCTTCGATGCGTCGGCGTCGCCTCTCTGAGACCGCCATCAATATGAGTCAGTTTCGGATTGGTTGAGATTGATGGTCTTCGATGCGATCGATGGTCTTCGATGCGTCGGCGTCGCCTCTCAGAGACCGCCATCGATATGAGACAATTCCAGATTGGTTGAGATTGATGGTCTTCGATGCATGCCGCGTCGGCGGTCTTATCAACAGGCATCGATGCGTCCGGCCTGTGTCGTATAGACAGGGGTCGATGCGTGCGGCGTCGCCTCTCAGAGACCGCCATCAATATGAAGGAAAATCAGATTCTGTCATATCGATGTGTTGACAGACATCAATACGAATCCATACCCCCACCCATCGACATATCGACATACTTCGATTTGATTTAGGGAGGGGCAATTTGTGTAGTTTTTGGTACTGGTCACCCCCAAAAAATTACATATCAAAAAAACGGGCTATAGGCAAGGTACATTGGGGGCTGTAGCCCGAAGCGCCCTTACAGTTCCCCTATAGAAGAAGTACAGGGTGTACTCCTAATAGTAACTAGAACTGATTCCATGCTGGAGATCCTTGATGCCAGCGAAGAAGAGGCAGGAGACCCTGTCTGAGCGCAAGATCAGGTTGACTGAGGCCAAGCAGTGGACTCAGTTTGTAGCTCTTCGCACCAAGTACAAGAAGGTTGAAGAGGATCATAGCGTAGCTGACAGGATGGCTGAGGCGATTATCAACGATCGCATAGCTAGGGAAGAGACTAGGGTTAGTGTAGAGCGTCTGGCTAGGATGTCTGACGGTAAAGCTACCCCTTGGAACATGTTACGAGAGAAGGCTCCGTCGATCATTGCTTATGAGGGTGATGTAGCGGCTGTTTGTTTTGAGTTGATGGGTATTGATCCGATACGGATTCTCGAGACCCCTGAGATGTTGGATGCTGTTCCTAGTAAAGGTACTGTAAACCTCCTCGAGTGGATTTCCGAGAGTCCTGAGAACAAGAGTACGTTCATTCAGCAGTGGTCCCGAGCGGCCCTGAAGACTGACGAGACTGCTAAGGAGCGTCTGAGTGACGATGGGACTGCTGAGTCCCTCGAGATCCTGCGTAGGATCCGCAATCATCTCGACGAGGATTCCGAGTAACCCTAGGATGGAGATCAGCAGTGCCGAAGAAGCCCAAGAAGCCTAAGCGACCGCCCAAGAGGCCGTACTGATGGTTGTCGTCCCTTTTCTTTCTCTAGCCCTCTCTCAGGCTCCGAACTTCACGAACGCTCCCCAGATGGACCTGAACGCTGCCCTGAGCTACACGAGCGGTACCATCCTTGAACCGGCTCGTCAGGCCACCGGTCGTCCTGACGCTGCTGCCGAGCTTTCTGATTTGCTGGACTTCTTCGAGGTCGATCCCTACAGCTACATCATGTGGCGAGGCCACCTTCTGATCAAGGAGGGGCCAGAGTGGAGATGACTGTACTTACCCCTGCTGTTCTTGACACTCCTTTGATTGTCGAGAACGTGACCAGACTGCCGCTCCATCACTGTCGCTTCTACAACATCAGCCCTACGCTGGTGGACACTAGGATGCGTGAGGGTGAGACATTCGAGCAGGCTGTTCTGGGAGGCAGTTCGATCGGTGACACAAGCTATTTCTGGACACGCTGGGAGGCGTCGGTGCATGATCTTCATCGCCGGATTGCCAAGCAGCAGATCCAGTCCCAGACCGTTCAAAGCGGATTCCGTTTCTAACCAACTGACAGGAGTCAACCAGAATGAACATTGACAAAATCTTTGCTGGCGAGTACATGAAGGCTGCCGACATCAAGGGTCTTCCGGACTTCAACGGCACCATCTCCGGCTTCGACATCGCCGAGTTTCCCCGCAAGGACGGTGGGGTTGACAGGAAGCCCTACATTTCGTTCAGCAACTCGGACCAGAAGATTGCCCTGAACCAGACGAACGCCAAGTTCATCGCCAAGCTGATCGGAAGTCCGAACATGACTGATTGGGTGGGCAACACCGTGGGTTTCTACGCCACGATCACCGACTTCGGTGGTGAGGCTGTTGATTGCATTCGGGTCCGTCCCGAGCTGCCCACCGCAGCCACGACCACCGATGACATCCCGTTCTGAAATGAGGCCATTGCCAAACAACTTCGGATAGCTCCGAAACACCCAAGACTGCTGCTCCCCGAGTAGCAGGAGGAGTGGCAGGGGTGAATCTCGCCCCTACCATTCCATTGCGAGACCTGACTGTGCAGCAGCGGTAACCCCCGGACCTTCACATAGAGGAGTCGTTCATCACGACCTCGGTCCTCGCCCTCCCGCTGTCAGGATCGGTAAAGCGCTAGGACGCTGGCGTTACAAGAACGGTTCATGACACTCGTTCCGCGCGCAGTCGTCTCTTCGATCATTCTGTGGCATCTTCGTCAGAGTCGCCCGTAGGGGTTGTCATGTTGCAGAATTCTGGTTGGTGGCCGGGAGTCCCTTCGCGGGGATTCCCGGCTTTATTTCAGGAGGGGTAGCCGTGGAGGGCAGGAAGAAGGCCCGAAAGAAGAAGGATGCAGAATCGGGACTTGTCAGATGCCCACGGTGCGGGATGCTTGTTCACGAGGATGATGGGTTCTACAACTCCTCTTCCACTGAGTCAGGCAAGCGAGAGGAGTGCATAACCTGCACTGTTTTCGAACTTGAGTTTAGCAGGGCCATCAGGGAGTAAAAATGATCCTGACTACTGAATTCCATGACGCCCTCCCGAGAGACAAATCCTCCCTCATTGACTATCGCATAAGCGTTCTCGAGGAGTGCAACGAGGACGAGAAGGCTCGAGTCCATCACTTCGCAGCCTGCGCTCGAGACCCGTTGTACTTCACTCAGGTGTTCGCAACGACGTATGACCCTCGTTGCGAACCAAGCCTGATACCGTTCCTCCTGTGGGACTTCCAGAAGGAAGCGTTCATTCGGATGTTCGAGTGTCAGGGAGATGGAAGCGACCTTGTCATCGAAAAGTCGAGAGACCTTGGGGCTTCATGGCTGACATGCCTGTTCGGAGTTTACTATCTCCTGTTCAGGCCCAACAGTTCTGGCTTGTACGTCAGTCGCAAAGCCGATCTGGTTGATGCGAAGGGGAACACAGACTCCCTGTTCTCGAAGATCGACACGATCATCCAGCACCTTCCCGGTTGGCTTAAGCCGAACATGGCTCGCAAGCTGATGGCTCTGAACAACGTGGACAATGGTGCAATTGTCAACGGAGAGAGTACAGGAAGCGACACAGGTCGCGGCGGTCGTCGCACCTACGTTGTGCTTGACGAATTCGCTGCTGTCGAAGACGGGTTCGCGGTTCTGGCTGCCACCGGGGCGGTCACGAATACCCGGCTGTTCGTCTCGACGCCGAAAGGCGAGGGCAATGCTTTCGCCGACGTTGCAAGGAACGACCACATACCGAAGCTGACGTTTGGCTGGTG